TTTTAAATTCTAAGTAATCAGCTTCACTATCAAAGCCTTTAGAGACTGAGAATAGACTATCCTGATTTGCCGGAACAGAAACTACACTAACTTCAAGTAGTTCTAGATCTTTAATTACGAAAATATCTGTAGCACTATCGTAATCTGCATCCTTAACTTGGAATCCGATGCTAAAAGCTTTGAGGATTCCTTCTTGTACTAGCTGGTAAATTTCTCCAGCGGCTTTGCTGATTCTAGCAGTGATCTTTAAACCCTTTTCATCAATGGATAAGGATTCTGCTACACCAATCGGTCTAGAGTGGTTGTGGTATGCTAGGATAATTGGATTTAGCTTGTAGTTGTCAATACCACCCTTAGTCCATGCCTCCATTGCAACAACATCACCAACTCTATCTTTCGTAGTAGTGTTGGCATAACCAACAATACGAAGTTCATCTGACTCTCCAGCCTTCTCAACTGAGAAACCAGAGATAAGCTCAAATTTCTTATTTATCTGCATCTTTTTTAGGGGCTCCTCCACCCGGCTCACCTGCTGCGCTACCAGCAATATTTGCAGGTACTCGTAGGTCATCATGCCCCGGTTTGGGGTCGTATCTCAATTCAGCCCTTGCTTCATTTGGACTAATTACTCCACCATTTACAAGCGTGCTATGATACATAGCTTCATCTTTTAAATCTGGTTGGACTGCTGAAACTTTAGAAGCTTCTGGCTCTAGGTCATAACCAAAGAATCTTTCAAAACCAGCATTTACCATTCTAACAAGTGGTAAAATTGTTTCCATATAAAAGAGTCTGAGATTTGGGGTGATATTGGCATTATTACCAGAGCTTATTAGTACTTCTGGAACTCCTAAAGCTACTAGAATTTCTAGGTCTTTAGAAGTTATTGAATCTTTGAAATCTAGCTCGCGGAAGTTTACGTCCGTGATTTTATCTAAGTCTAGTCCGCCATCTAAAATTAGGGGTCTTTTTCCACCCTTAGTTGGAGAGTACTGTGACTGCCAAGACTCTATCATACGAGCTTTAATCTTATCACCAAGTACGTTTGGACTCTTGATCACAAGCCCAGGTACTGCTCCATTCTTGAAGAAGTTACCTTGGAAAGCAGTCATATCACTGCGTACCTTTAAAGTATCAGTAGTCGATTTAAGCCTAGAAGTTCCCATGTATATAGAAGTACTAGAATTATCTGATATGTGCAATACTTCACTAGGTTTAAAGTCTATAATGCCATTATACTTGTAGCCCTTTACATAAATTAAAGGATCTGTTAAGATTTCCATCTGAGATGCCGGTAGATTATAGAGATATACACCATCATAGTATATAAACGCATTACCAGTCAGCACTAGATCTATATAAATAAGTCTACGAAATTTATTAGTATCAATATATGGATTAGGCTGAAAATTAAGTAGGTTTTCTACTTTAGCCTTTCTAGTACCAATTGTTGGTGTTACTAGGCCATTTATCTTTTCTTTTACGTCTACATCGAAGCTAGATGCTCCATTAACAATCATATCAACAGCACGTCTAACAGTAGTTAGGGCGTCATACGCTTGTTCAAAGGTGATAGTATTATCTGCATAAATACTGTCACCCTCATTTCTAGCGATCTCGGCCTGTGCGGGGTTAAATTTTTCTATAATCCAAGACTTAAGTCCCATCTTTACTCCTTATGCAACTTACCGTATTGAATTTTAACCCAGTTAGCTTGTTTTGCTGCTGTATGAAGTGCTGGCTTGGCTCCATAGATTGTATGTAGTTTTACATGGTGACCATTACATAGTGTAACTGCATCTTCGTATAACTCTTTTTCATGTTCAGCAATAAAGGTATCACGATGGAACATCACGTCATCAACATCATCAATAGAGATACCGGTAGTAACTTTCCACTTCTCCCATAGTAGGGTAAGGGACGAGTAGTGGTGAAACTCTAGGTTCTCAGTAGTATCACAGATAGCACAACAAGTACCCTTCGGATACCTAGCTTTAGCTCTATCGCGTACATACTTTATTTCGTCCCGTTTAAGCTCACCTTCTTTTTTATTTGCAGCCAATTTTTATATTCCTCATTTTCAGTATTATACGATAAACAAAATATAAAATCAATTCAATTTTCCTACCATCAGAAACTTCCTACATTAGAACGATAGCTGTACAGAGCGTACCTCAAAGCATCAGCCATGTGAGAATATTTATCATGTACTGGCTTCTCAGTAATCAGAGTTTCCTTTGGGTCCCAGCGGAACTGGTCTAGTGCTGCTAGAAGATGTGTACATTTGGGGTCCACAATTAGTTTTCCTTGCTCGACAATCATCTGAACATATGCAATCCCGTCCAGCACGGACTTAGTTGCATTAATTGTAGAAATATCATGGTTTACAGCCCAATCGTAGCGAGTCTGTTGTGCAGCAGAATCAATGAAGATCATCTGTACATCATACTTATCTTCTAGAGCTTTGCATTCTACGGCGTACTGATCTGTGGTCATATTTGCTTGCTGAAATTCGTCTAGGGCATAGAAGACCTGAGAATCGTAGTCATACCCCAAAACGAGCATGGCGGTAGGATCTTTGAAACCGATATCAAGTCCCATAATTCTTTCAAGATGTTCCCATTTATCCACCGACATGATACACTTATGGTCAAACTTAAAGATCTGTCCTTCGAACACACTAAAGCTAGCCTCAAACTCTTGAGCGAATCGCGAAGCCGGCATAGTTGCACGAGCTTCATTAATGTCATCTTCGCTAGCGCGAGGATTCTCACGATAGTCGGCGTGGATAGAAGCCCATCTAGCAAATGCAGGGATAGAGTTGAATCCATAGTGCCAGTAAGTAGAGAACCAATTATTTCTACCGCGTGGAGTTGAAATAAAAACTGCTTTAGCACTAGGTTTATCAAGTGTGGGACGCAACGCTATCTCAAAGGCTTCTTGCCCGTCCGAAGTTAGTGCAGCCTCATCAAACAGGATAAGGTCATATGACCGGCCAACTACTGAATCAACCTGAGATACAGATCCCATCCGAATTGTAGAACCGTTTTTTAGCTCTATGATTCTATCCTTGGCATTATCGCGTTCGACCTCTAATTTGAAATGATTAATTAGTTTACGTTGCTCTTCAAATGAAATTGACGATAGTGCATAGTTAGGACTCATGATTAATACATGAGAATTAGGAACTAATGTTATTAGCTGACCAATTATATTACATATAGTGGTCTTTCCAACCCGCCTAGATACTGCTCCTACTACAAATCTATATTTAGGATTATTTAATGCGTTAACTAGTGCTATTTGAGGGCCATTAAGCTTTATGCCCAATAAATCAACATATTTCTGAATTGGGAGTTTTATAAACCTATCCTCTACCGGGAACTCAGTAATTTCTGTACTACTAATATCCGGCCTACTAATTTTTAACATACTTCAAACCTATTACATTTACTTAAATTTTCACTAGCAATCAAGTACTGTAAGTTAAATTCACAATGAAGTCCACATACGTTAGCATGGTGTAGAGGTATAATATGATCTACATGATAACCCTCTGGTCGTTGTTTATACATTTGTTTTATCTTTTCTTTATCTGCCCAATTTGGGGTGGCTAGTAGTAGATCTGCTCTACGCTTAGCCGCATGATATGCTATTAATGGTTTATTTTCCTGCCTATACTTTTTTGCCTCTACTAGGATGCTTTCTTTATGTATTTTATAGTAGGACCTAACCTCTTCTTTTACTTTTTCTTTATTTGCTTGATAGTACTTTCTAGCGTAACCTAGGCTTGCTTCATGGTTTTCATAGTACCTTATATTACTATCCTCTCGTGAGCATAGCTTACATGAAGGATTTAGGCCGTGGTACTGCTGAGCACTATTGTTAAACTCTTTTAAGGGTTTTATTTCACCACATTTACTACACTTTTTCTTACCAATTAAAAATAAGAAGAAAGTTATATAGTAAGTATTACCTTTTTCTGACGTTAGCTTCTCATAATGCCCTGTTAAATACTGAGATAGTTTGGAAGATCCGGAATAACCACACTTAGTAGCTAGCTCTTCACTTTTTAATCCATCTATAACTACATAAGTAATAAATTCTTTCCAGCTAGTTGCCTTTCGTTTAGTTCTACTAAATGCTGGAATACATATTTCTTTAACCCCAAACCGTGAAACTAACACCTCATAAATTTCATTAACTAAATTTTCCACACCGTCTCCTTTAAGACTTTTATTGGTAGGGCTATCCCAGTGTAAAGGCACTAGGAAAGAGCTGCAGGCTCGGTTCACCCATTAACAAGTAGGTTCTAGCGACTTATACGTCTAGGACCAATAATTTTAT